AGGTTTTTCTGTTCACTTTATTTCTTCACCAGTTGTTAGTTTATAAACAGCAAAGTCTTTGCTATTGAATAAAGTGTTTAATTTTTTAGCAAGATTATGTGCGTGGCCAGGATTTGAAAAACTGACTTTCTTATACTTGCTACCTGGATAACCACTTAGGCTGTTTTGACTTTTTAAGTTGAAAGGTTTTCCTAGATAGAAAACAGCCCAAATAGCTTCCGCTTCTAGGATTTGATCACTCTTATACGTTTTTTTATTAACGCTTTCAAGTACTACATTTGGTTTAGGTCGACTCATATATACTATCTCCAGATAACTACGTATATATTTATCGCATTTACATTACTTTTCCGTCCATACTCCACCGTCCATTTGAACAGTGATTACTGGTTCTTCCTTAGCCTGCGACTGCATTAAACCTTCATAGTTGCCTGCTAATCTAGTCATTACTAATGCTAGTGTGTGATGTATGTTTTTAGCAGTAGCAATGTCTAATCTAATTTCTCGCTGATTACTAGTATCAGCGGCCTTAATTTGATTCATAAACTGTGTCAATACAGTTGTATTAATCTTATCTGTTTGCATTGTTTAACCTATGTTTCATTTCCATTTCAGTTTTAAATGGACCTTCATATTGATAGCGTTCAACAGTAATAAGTTTAGGACAAAAACTCTTTACCCAACCTTTATCAAATTTAATAATATAGTAGCCTGCACAATAAACCGATTTTGATTTATTACTTTTAGTAAAAAGTGGTAAGTGTTTCTTTACATCATACATGGGATTATATGGTGCGCCGCTAGTTGGATATCCGTGTACTTCTCTATCTAATGATTCAACTTCTTCGTTTTTCTTTTTAGCTACAAAGAAATTTGATCCAAACGCTTCAAATAATTTTTTCTTATTATCAAATACTGTAATAGTATCTTTTGAACTAAAGACAAATTTTTTCTGTTCAGTAAGTTTTAGAACACCTACTTTATTTTCGTCTTGTTCAACAATCCAAAATTTTCCGTCTACTACAGGCTTTGCATGGATTTCGGTCATTGTACTTCCTTCTTATTTAGAACTTGCCAAGTATAGCTAGCCGCAGGATACTTAGCGTTTAAAGGATCAGCATAACTAGATGCTTGATCGGAGATTTTTTGTAAATCATAAAGTTGTGCAAACTTTAATAGTCTAATTCCAACTTGTGTAACTTCCTTTGGCTTAATGCCACCAATGATAGTTTCTGTTATAATATTGCGAATATCTGCAGGTTGTTGTGTAAGATCAATTAACTTACGATTGCGTTCATAATCTTCTAGCACACGATGTTCGGCACCATTATGGTCAACCCAACGTTGCAACATGAGATTGTTCCACGCGAATCCTTTATTAGCTCTATCCTTAAATGCTTCTTCTAGTTTATTCTTACGTACCTTAGGATATGCACTAAACACGTTATCGCTAGTATCACCGCGAATACATTTTTCAAATAACAGCCATTGTGGGTCTGGAACTACTTTAGCTTCTTTAGTTTTATTATCAATGACACGCTTGCCCTTTTTATCAAAGATACCTTCGTGTGTAATAGTATGTTCCATTACTCCGTTATACTGCTTAACATTCGGAGCAATGAGTTGCACGAAATCTGTATCTGTCGAAATAATCACGTGATCGTCATTGGGATGACTTTGAATAAAACCTGCAATCAAATCATCTGCTTCTAACTGCTGATTCTGTAATACTGTACAGTTAGTCTTTTCTGTAACGAAATCTTTAAATGCATCAAATGATTCCCAGAACAGGGTTTCTTCTTCTTGCTCTTTTACAGTCTTTGCCGCACGAGCCGCCGCACGTTGCGCCTTGTAAGGAGTGTAATAGTCTTTGCGCCATGATCTACCTTCGAGACAGAAGACTACATGTGTGCCTCCAAAGTCTTGCCAAGCCTTGCGGATACTGTTAAGTGTAATATGGAATGCCATGCCCAACTTAATATCAGCGTCACCTTTAATGACGTGACGGGCACGGAAGAATGTGTTAGCAGTATCTACTAAAATATATGTCATGAAACTTCGCTTTTACCTTCGGTTAACTTACGAACATTAATATAACCCGCACCTCGGTCAGTCATATCAATACCTTCTTCGCTAGCCACGTCTTTGCATAATCCTCTAAACCAACGATCTACAATCTCTTCGTCGGCATCACCGTCAAATCCGTATCCAGCTTGTTTCAATTGTAACACAAAAAGGTCATTCCAGTCAAGCTCAAAAAAGCCATTACGTACATTGTCCGGATTTACTTTAGTATCAAGTACTGCTACATATGGCTCACCTTTGGCAGTAGCACGAGCCTTTGGATCTAATTTGGCTAGTTCTTCTGCTTTTTGCGCGGCCTCAGCGGCAGTTGCGGCTTTATTGGCTACTTGAATAGATTCTTCTGCTTGTTTTAATGCGGCTTCTGTTCTGGCTTTAATTTTATCAATGCCAAATAATTTTTCAATCCATTTATTCATTAGGTTCCCCATTCATTTTTAAATAACGGTACTTGCAAACGATCACTATAACGCAAACCATTTTTCATTGCCAGTAATGCTACATTCTTATTGTTCATTGCATAGACACTTTCAACGCCGACTACTGGCATTAAGTATACATGCCCTATAAATCCCTGTTTACGATAAGCCGCAATAATACACTTAGCAAAGGCAAAGTCTTGTTCTGTAGCAATAACAAACTTTAAATATGCAGTACCAAACCATTCGTACTCGCAAACAATCTGTGGTTGAATAGCTTCATCCCATGATTCTCCGCTACAAGGAAGTTTAGCACTTACACTAAAGGTAATCTCTCGATCTGTATTTGCCTTACGCCAGTTGTGCAAATATGATCTAAATTCATCAGTTAACGGCTGAGTACCATTTGTTTCAAATGTAATTTCTTTAAGTCTACCCATACTAGCGTGTTCTAACAATTCTGGATAAGCACGTTGCCAACCCAATAAAGGTTCGCCACCTGTGATGACAAGATGTTCTTCTTCCCAACGTTTGTGCGGCAGTATTTCCATAATTCGATTTACAATAGCATTACTTTCAAGCATTGGACTTAGATCTTTAAAGTCTGGATGCCAACTAGCATACGAATCACAGCCTGTACTAACCAAAGGCAAGTCTTCATATTTTTCAAATGCTTTAATCATTGTATGTGTAGCCGCAAGGTCTGTTGCTTCATGGCTTTCTTCACCACGTGGCATACCAAAGCCAGCACACTTAAAGTTACAACCAAATGTGCGTAGAAACACAGACGGAACACCCATGTACCGTCCTTCACCTTGTACGCTATAAAATAATTCTGCAATTTTAATTTTTGACATTGTTCTTCCTAAATTCTTCTACATCACTAATTGCCAATTGTAACACATTTGCATAGTTAAGAGCTTGTTGTTTGGTTAAATGCACACTAGATTCGGTATCGATATAACCTTTGGTTAGTAATGTCCAAATATGATACCATCGTGTTTTACTCCACCAGTTAGTTTTGCCTGTAGTATAAATGTTTACAACAATATCATGGTCGTCTGCTTCTATCCATACATTGTGATTGTGGGATTCATCGTGACAATTACAGGCGATTCGGTAGACTTTACTATCTCCCCAATCGCCTGTTTTCATAATACCTTCTGCTGGAATTTCTATCTTCATGCTTTTAAATTTTCCATAGTTGCAATTTTTGCAATGCGATCGCCAAAGTCTTGATCATTAGTAATAATGTAAGTGGTGCTATCATTGCGATCACTTTTACGATCATAACGTCTAAACTCTACAACCTTACCACCTACTGCTGAATAAACTTTGAAATTTAATACAGGATCATCATTAATAGTCTTTTCTTCAGCACTACTAATTAATCGACTTGATCGTGTAGATGTTTCATGTATATCTTGTGCGCTGTTTATCCAATCTCGGAATTTGAGTTTCAACCAGTTCATAATTTCATAATTCTTTCTAAGACTGCTTTTGCATCATCGAACTGACCACGAGCCAATTTATCTTCAATCTGAACTTCATAGTCATTACGAAGTTGGCGAAGATACGGGCGCATCTGATAAGTAGCATAGGGTTGTGTCCAGCGTATTGTATATAGGTGTTGCGGATTCATTTACAGCTTTCTAAAAAGTTATCAAGTTGTGTAACAGCTTCATCAAAGTCAAGTGCTATTACTTTAGCACTTATTATACTATCTTTAATCTGCATGTCAAATGGTATTACGCCATTAAATCTAAAATCTTCCGGAACATCGGTTTCAACAACAAACTCTTGTAAGTTCTTTGCTCGATGAATAAGATTATTTGCCATATCTACTGAATTCATTTTATTCTTCCTTAGGAAATTCTGGACTAAACGGCCAACTTGTATTAGGATTTGGACGATCCTTTAATACTACATTTTCTTCGATAATAGTACCGTCATCTTCAACAAGACTAACTTGGAAAGGTGCTAACACATGAATAGCTGAATCCTCTTCTTGCCAATCATGTTCGCCGTCAAACAACCAAGCCGCACCGCCTTCATAGTATGCTTCTTTGATAGCTTCCTGTTCTTCTTCAGTAATATCATCGCTAAATTCAAACCAGCAAGCACAGCTATCGTCTAGTTCAGCACCCCATCCTGCATTAGGATCACAGTAGGCAAGGTCACTATCTTTATACGGAAGGTTACAATCCATATCTGATTCAATAAATCCTTGACCCCATCGCCATGTTTCGTCTAAGTTAAACCAACTAGTAGAACCGTCCGCATTTTCACGAAACATTTCTACGTGGTAAACTACGCTTTTCTTTTCAAGTGGTTTAATTAGATATACTGACATTATTAATCCTTTTTATCGCCAAACAACTGTAGCAAGCTCAAGAAGATATTGATAAAGTCTAAGTACAGAGTTAGAGCACCTATTACTTCTACGGCAGGGCTAGAATCAACGCTAACCATTTCACGAATCTGTTGTGTGTCGTAAGCAGTTAGTCCCATGAAGATCACAATGGCTAATGCTGAAATGACCATCTGCATTACACTACTACCAATAAAGATATTGATAACGCTGGCAATAATGATGGCAATCAATCCAACAAACATAAACTTGCCTAAACTATCTAAATTCTTTTTAGTAAAGTATCCGTAGAAGCTCATTGTTCCAAACAGAACACTAGCACCCATGAAGGCACTAAAAATACTGCTCATAGTATAGACCGCAAATATTACAGCAAAGCTCAAGCCCATGATAGCCGCAAAGCCTGCTAATAATAGTATAGCAGTTTCTTTTGGCGGATCGTTGTTAAGTGCGTAGCCAATTCCAAATACTGCAATCAACGGCGCAAACATTACCACCCAATGCATTGCACCTGTAAAGAAAAACTGCACTAACTCTGGATTGGTCCCCACAAAGAAACTGACCAGCATACTTACCAATGTGGCAAGACCCATGTAACCGTAAACACGACCCATGGCTTGATTGATTTCTCCAGCAGAACGATAGTTAATAAAACCGTTTTCTGTATAGTTTGATCCAAACATAATATTCTCCTTAAACGTCTAAAGGTAATGTATTCCACTCTTTAACTAGAGCAAGTACTTCTTCTTCTGAATTGCAAAGCGTCTTGGTAGTTTTCCAATCTTCTTTTTTATCTCGTCCACCGATTTCAACCATCCAACCGTTGTCGTAACGATTGATGCTGATATTTTCATTTACTTTTGCTAGTTTGCTTAGTTGTGACATTTGGGTCTCCTTAAAATTTGTAAATTGGTAAAGCATAGTTAGG